AGAACCATCTACGCTCATTGCAGACATGCCTTTATCTCCCAGCGCTAGACCGCCAAAGAAGGCACTTATGCCAGCACCGAAGAATCCCATTTTAAGGGCACCTTTGATACTACCGAACTTTGCACCGATTGCCATAGCTGCGCCCATTTTTAAAAGACCGTCTGTCGGTGTTTCTGCGAACGCCTCGCCCAGAGTGATCATATTTTTCTTGGTAGCCGACATATCAACACCAATCATGGCTTGTGCTTTGTCACCAAGAGACAATCCAGTAAAGAAGGCACCGATACCAAAACCCAATGCGCCTAGACCTGCTGCTAAACCCATTCCCTTTGCGGCGATACCCAGACCCCCCGCAAGGGCTCCAGCGAATTTTCCTTGCTTGGGTCCACTTCCACCGGAACCACCCGATCCGCCTTTGGTGTTAGATGAGATCTCTCGCAAAAGATCGACCATCGTTTTATTAAATGTCTGTTGGTCTCGTTTTTCTTCTAGATCATCACCTGTGGATTGACTTTGCCTTTCCATGACATTAAGTATTTGTTGATTGGTGGTGTTGAGTTCTTCTAGGTAGAGACTTGCAATATCATTACTCGATATAACGCTATCCAAGTAATCGTAGATATCTGAACCAATCTCTTGCATGAGATCAGTCTGTTGACCTAATTTTTCCGATAAATCTCTAAGGCTCATTTCTTATCCTTTTTGTTTTGCCCTTTGATTTTTTTCTGTTATGTCATCTACTAATAGTGTTAAGTAAATCTCTCTCTCCCACGGGAGCATTGTTTCCACCTCTGCCAACGAATAGTTGAAATTATTCATCAACTGAAAATTAACCTGATAGTAATTGGTCAGGTTATCGTGAGAGAGGTTAATCAAAAAAAATCGTCAAGTCCTTTCAATGTTTTTTCGTTTTCGTGGCCACAAGATTCGCACGAGAACGAGATTGTTTTTGTTAAGTTTGGAATTTTGTTTGCAAACTCAGAGACTTTTTCAAACTGCTCACTGGTCATTGATTCCAAAAAGTTAAGTACATCTTCAACTGTTTCATCGACTAGAGAGTATCTTTCTTCTTCGGTCAATATAGAATCCATACATGTGATGATCAACTGTAATAAAGCTTCAGTAACTGTTGTGCTGTCTAGCAGATTTGTGTTCCCTAAGAAATCGTCGTATGTCGGAAACTTCATCTGTATAGACACATCTTCGTTAATTTGAATCATCATCTCTGGAATCTCAGAGTCGACAACTACGTCATCTAGATCAACCTTGACATCGTTTTTAGTTTCGCATTCGGAACACGGTACGAGAATGTCAGCGGTCTCACCGACCGACTTAGAACGAATCTTAGTGAACATATAGTCCACGTCGAACGTTGTAAGGTTGCTGTTAATATCATCTTCCACACACGCCTCAATGGTGCGTTGTACCGCACGAACTAGATCGCGACGATTCTGAGATTCAAATGCAATCAATAGGTTTTTCTGTTCTTTGACTAGAAAAGGTCGGTATGTCACATTTTGTCCAGTAGACGGGACTGTCATCTCGTATACAGGTAACGAGTTAAGTTTTGGTAATGCCATGATGTATCCTATAATTTAAATGTATTTGCCTAGATTAAGACCAATCTTTGTTAATATTCCTTCTTTTTCATCGCCAACAGTTACCCAATCTGTATATGAGAACTGAACGGTAAACTCTACTATCTGATCCTGCTCACTCGATAGTTGAATAGAAGCGAAACTTGTAGGAAAGGCTTCTAGTAATTTCACACTGTATATAGATTTTCCTAAAACATCGAAGTTGATGTCTAATGGACCAAGATCAAACCCAAAACGCGCTACTGGTTTTTTCAACTGTCTAATGACAATATCGTGTACATAATCCTTTTTATATCCTACTACCAGAGCGCCATTCTCTTTATACAAAATTCTAGATCGCCATGTGTCAAAATATTTCTTAGTAGAATAATCATTGGGTACGTAAAATGTCATAGAAACATCTTCTGCCGCAAATCCATTAGCGATTTTCTCTTGATACATTCCTAGTGTTTGATCTAATGTTAGGATCTGTTTTCCCGGCAAAGACACTTCTTTACACAGTACATTCAACGTACGACCGTTTGTTCCGCCCATTGGTGGAAGTTCAACCAGAAACTGGTTGTTCATAGCCAGACCACCTTTGGAGATCAGTTTACTTTTTAATTCTTCTATGCCTGCCATTAGTCTGTTATCTTCTGTCTGGAGTCTTTATAGACTGCGTTGATGCTTGCCTTCTCGAACTTAGCTGTCGGTAAGAATGTTGCGATCTCCCACTCTGGTGCGGGTACCATCGCGAACTTACTCTGTACATGTTCGTTCAAGTAGTGTTTGAAACATGGTTTGAAATACTTTAATTTTGCCGTCTTCGCCAACAGTTCATACGACATCTTGAATCGCGTTGAGTCGTTAAACTTATTATTTGTTGTGATGTCCATCAACGCATCCAACATCTTCGCACGTAAGATGGGTGGAAGGTAGTGTAGGTTCAAACCATAGAACCCACCTTCAGCTGGACCAACTACGACTACTAATGGAAATGTGTCGTAAAAAGGCAAAGTCTCTTTGTGTTTCGGATCGTAGAAGAACATGTACATACTACCTACGATCTCTCTGCCTGTTTGTTTCAACGGGTCCTCTTTCATCAAGGATTCGCGATTAATACTCTTAAGACTTTTGATCTTCTTTCTGAACCACTCACGGGACTCCTTGGTACGCGGAGTGATCCCAGCACGAAACGCCTGCAGTTCTAGGTTCTGGAATATATTAGACATGTGCGATTCCGTAAAAATTCTTAACTGTATTTATACGCGTTTTTTCTTCTTTCTGAACGGAGCAAGTTTTTTGAGTGGTTTTTTGGTACGTAGTGGCTTGGGCATGATACCCATAGCGGTGAGTTCGTTCTCTGTCCAGATCTCAAAGTGGTACCCTCTATCCTTTGCATATTCGGATGCTGCCTTCCACTTGGATTGGTTCTTGACGTATGTCATACCCTCGTTCAATAGAGTGTTACGAGACTTCCCCTGTTTGCGTTCGGGACGCATTGTCTGCTTGTGGGGCTTGACTTCTACCAATACAACCCGACCCGACTTGTACTTGATAACGAAGTCCATGAAGTACCGATGTGGTTTCTTATCAGTCTCACAAATGTAGGGGATGACCAACTCTTCGGACATCCACTGTTCAACGTCAGAACTATCATCACACCATTTCATGACGTGACGTTCCCACATAGAACGATACACGACATTGTTCGCGTCACCCACGTACTTGGATGCGTTCTTTGGTTTGTATCTTCCTTTGTAGGTCTTCATTTGAAAATCGTGTATAAATAGTTAAACCATATTTATAAACATAGGTTACACATCATGGCAGATGATCCAAATGTTGTAGTTAGTTCGGATAGAGTAGTATCGCCCACAGAAACTACCGAGTCTCCTTTAACGATTACGAATACCGACGAATTAGAAGAGTCTACCCTCTCGAGTAGAATAAAAGAAGAATCTACAGAAGAAGTAGAAGAAGAAACTATAGTGCCGCCTGCTAATAGAGATGGTGTAACCATAACTTCTCATTTTCCTATGTCCGAAAAAGATAGGTATGGTGCGAGCATCATATTCAAAGTTAAGTCTGTTCGTGGTGCTTCGCTAGATGCTGTTAGCGTAGTAGAAGGTCTCGTAAAAAAAGATGGAGAACGCGGTCAAATTACTGAAGAACTGCAAGAAGCAAACTCCAAAGATTACAATCCTGAAAAGAACGAAGGTAAGTCGCAAGAACAGGCCATAGAAGAAGCTCAAACAAAAGCAACGGCCCATGAGGCAAACAAAAATAACGATAAACCTGCAGACGTATACACTCCTAAAAAAACAGAGTACAGGGGAGTTAATATAAAATTATATTTGCCCGTTGCACTACAACAGAATGATGGTTTTAATATAGCAACTCCTGAACTTGGACAGATCGGTGCTGCGGCAGCTGCTACAGCTTCACAGGGTAAAGGTGTTCTTGCCGCTGCGGGGTCTGGTTTAAAGCGTGCTGCAAGTAGTATTATAGATCTTGTCGGTGGAAATTTAGCTGGAGATGCCGCTAGATTGGCCTCTTCACAACTTGCAGGTAAGGTTCCGGTCTTTGGGTCTGAGTTGGGCGCAGCTGCACAGATCTCTGGAGCTGTTACTGTCAACCCTAATGTGAGAAGTGCCTTTCGTGGAGTTGCTTTGCGAGAATTCTCATTCTCGTTTAAGTTCATCGCTAGGTCTAAAGCTGAAGCTGATATGGTAGAACAAATTATCAAAAGTTTCAGAACATATGCATATCCAGAATCAATTGAGGCCGGAGGCATTAGTGCTGGATACAAGTACCCAGATATGTTTGAAATTCACGTGACACATGAACCATCATCCAAAATAATAGGTACAAAAATGAAAGAGTGTTTTTTAAAGTCTATTGCAACAAATTATAATCCTTCTTCTATGTCCTTTCATAAAGACGGAAGTCCTGTAGAGATTGATTTAGCTCTGAACTTTGTAGAAGAGAAGACACTATCTCGTAAAGATATTGTGGAAGGATTCTAATGTCATATTTTAATAAATTTTCATCAACCCT